TGAGAGGCGCGTCTTAATCGTGATCGAGTCGCCTTGCGTGAGCGGGATCACGGTCGTTTGTGGGCGTACGAATCGAGACACGAGTTACCCCTGTAGCGGCGGGGCGAGCGTCGCCGTGACGCGCGAGTCGCCGACGTTGACGGTATGCACGGGCCACACAAAAAAACCGCCCTTACGAGGCGCGGAGAAGAGGAGCTCTTTGCGTGCGTGCGCCTGTCGAACCTGAAAACGATCACACGGCGTACCGAGCACGGCGGCGAGGGTCCATTGATAGGAGCCCTTAGCCTCGTCGAGCGTGCGTGAGACGCGCCACACGCCGAGCGCCGCCGCCGTTCGGTATCCCCACGCCAGCGAGGCGCCGCTCTTGCCCCGCAGTGTGATCGCGTTGAACATCGCTCGAGCTCGTTACGGGATCACGGGCTCTCGAGCCCACGGGCCAGCCGCCGAGAACGTGCCCGAGAGCGCTGGCGCGCCGTCGACGCTCGTGTCGATATCGGCATCCATGTACGCGAGCCCCGACCAGAAAAACGTGGGCTCGGTTGTGTTCGGTACGAGCTTGAGGAGCCCGGGCGTCTCTTGATCGGCGGCTTCGACGAGCGCGAGCTCCTCGGAATTCCAGAACCCCGCCAAGGATCCCGAAATGTCTTTGAGCCCGGGCACGTAAACCCTGTTTACGTCGCCAAAGCAGGACACGTCGATCCGATCCGTTTTGAGGCTCAGTTTCCAGTTATTGATCGATATGATCTCCGTCGGCGTGCCCGGTACGACGCCGGCGGGATCCCACAGTACCTGACCGTACCGACCTGTTTTGATCATTGTCCTAATCCCTTCAGTTAGACGCTCGAGAGCGATCGCGACATTTGCACGCGATACCGCCCGCCCCTATGGTGCCAACGGATCGTTGAGTCGAGCGCGTCGAGCTCCGTGTACCTGACGCGCTCGTCTCTGTGACTCGTGATCCACTCGTACCCGTCGACGACGAACGGCCGATCCTCGAGGAGCTCATCGATCCGCGCCGCCGCCGCTTTGATATCGCTCGTGCCCGTCGTGAGCGAAACGGCTTTCACGAGGTACATGCAATCCTCAATCGCGCGCCCGCCAAACACGGCGCGATCCTCGGCGATTACGAGCGTCACGACGACATACTTGGAGAGCCCCGGCGGCGCGAGATCCATGTACACGCCGTCGGGCATGTACGAGGCGAGCGTCGCGTCGCCCTGAAGCGTCGCGACGAGCGCGGCGTCGATCGCCGACGAATCAGACGCCATTGAGATCGACCGTGACGCCGCGCCGCTCGAGGAGCTCGGCGAGCTTGGCGTACATGCCTTTGCGGTGCCGGATCGCGATCGGAATAAAGACGTGCGCCGCCGGCATCTTGCCGCGCTCGTATCCCTTCGACGTCTTGCGCATGCCGTCGGAGCCGTTCTCGTACAGGTACGCGTGCGGCGCCGTGCTCGCGACGCGCGCCGCCGCGCCGAATTGCCCGGCGTCGATCGCCTTCACGCGTACGCCCCTCTTGAGCGTGCCCGTGCTGTAGATCGTTTTTGACTCTTCCGGATAGTTGGCGCGGATCTCCTCGGCGGCGGCTTCGGCCGTATCGAGCACGATCCCGCCCGCCTCGGCTTTGAGCTCCACGGGGAGATTGCGGAGCTCGTACAGAAACGCCGTGAGCCCGTCGATCGCCATTACGTCACTTGCTCCGCACAAATGAGCTCGAGCGTCGCGTCGCGCTCGTCGGGGTTGCCGATAAATACAACCTTGAGCACGCGCGGGGGCATGAACGGATGAAAGTGAACCGCGATCACGGTTTCCGTTGTCACTTGTAGGTGAAACGGGATCGTCACAAGATGCGTCGCCGTCGGGAGCGTCGTCGCGCCGGCGATCTGCTCTAAGTCGCGCGCCGACGCCGGCCGTACGTGCGCAAACATGGCGGGCGGATCGAGCGCCATCATGTACTGCGTATACCCGCCGTCGCCGTCGGGCACCGGCGCGCTCGGCGTCGTCAGCGTGATCCGCCGGCTCCGCATGGCGATCGAGCGGCTCGGCGCGATCAAACTCATACGATCCTCAGAATCCGGTGCGGTTGGATCGCGTCGTCGTACCCGAGCGGCACAAGAAACGGCTCCTCGAACGAGGCGAGATCGCGCCCGAGCGTCGCCATATGCGCCACGAGGAGCCCGACGGCGTGCACGAGGAGCGGCGCCTCGAGCGCGAGCGTTGCGGCGTCGGGCCAGCCGGCGACGACGATCAAGGCGCCCGTGTAGTCGCCGACGAGCGCGCCGTCGACGAGCTCGGGGGGCACTCTGCCGGCGTCGGGCGTGATAGAGACTGTCGGGATCGTGTGCGCCGGGAGCGGCAACGGAAACCCGGCCGGCGCGGCGAACGTGACGCGCCGAGTCTGTTCGATGAGCGCGAGCCCCGTGTCGAGCTCGACTTTCTGCCGCGCCGACTTGATAAACCCGAGCATGAGCGCGTCGCGCGGATCGCCCGCCGGCCAATCGAGCCCGGCGCGGAGCTTCGCCTCGTCGAGCGTCAACGGCTCCTCGACGGGCGCCTCGAGGAGCTCCGACGAGACGCTATAGGGGCTCGCCCACGGGGCACGCAGGAAACTAGTCGCGGGCACGTGCCCCCCTCGTAGCGCGCCCGTGGACGGCTCTGCGATAGGTTTTCGTCGAGATCACCGGCGCCGCCGCCGTCGCCACGTCGGGCACGGGCGCGACGCCCGGCTCGAGCTCGCCCGCCGTGCCCCTGGCGCGCATCGCCTCGAGCGTTGCCGCCATGGATCGAGGCGCTCGCGTACGCGTCACGAGCCCGGAGCCGGCGAGGCTCTCGGGCGTGCACGCCGTATGAGGCGTGTCGTCGACGGGGCATGGGCCGGGATCGTGTCGCCACGACGCCCCACACCCAAACGCGGATCGCATGAGTCGAGCTCTCCCTCTCGCCTCGAGAAAGTCGGGCCGGCGACGGTGCGAGAGAACCCCCGCCGGCCCGGTGCGCGCCCCTCGTGAAAGGAACGAGGAGCGAACGCCTCTAGTGCAGTACCTCGCGCGCCGCGCCGCTACGCCGTAGTAGATCGCCCTCGATCAGACGGATCGACTCATAGAGCATCGGATCCGGTTTGAGCGTCGCGATCCGTTGCCAGTACCGCGCTAACGCCGTCAGCCGTGCGAGCTTGTGATCGATCGAACGATGCCACGCGCGCCGCTCGGCCCCTGTTACTCGAGCGTGTGCCCGTGGCGTGAGTACCTCGAGGTTCTCGGATCGGTTGTCGCTCTTGTTGCCGTTCACGTGATGTACGTGCTCGTCGGATCGGAGGTACCGCCCGAGCCGTTGCTCGACGACGTGCCGGTGCTCGGAGATCCAGCCGCCTTTGATCGCCTTCGGATGCTTCGGCTCGTGAATGAACACGTACCCGTGTTGATTGAGTCGCGCGCACCGGCCGTTATGCGACCGATCGAGCGGGCGCGCGATCCGTGAGTCGCCCTCGCACAGTCTCGAGCAATAGCGCGCCGCGCGCCGCCATTGCTGCGACGGCGGCACGAGGTACGCGCCCCCGCATCGTTCACACGTGCGCCGCTCGGCTCGAATCTGACTCGCGCTATGACACTCGCGAGAACAGAAAACTTTCGTATCGTTCGGGCCACGGTAGAACGTCGCGCCGCACCCCGGTTGCTCGCACGTGCGTTGCTCTCCGCGTCGAGGCTTGCACCCGACGGCGCGCAAGCACGTTGCGTTACAGAAATACCGTCGCGTCTTGTTGCGCGACGCGTCGCTCGCCCGGCGTACGAGCGTCGCGCCGCATGATTCACATGCGACGGTGACTCGAACGACGGGCGGTCGACCTGTGCGCATGTGACGCCTATACGAGCGCGCTCACTGTGCCAAAAGCAGATGGCCGATAAACTGCTAAGGCCAAGCGCTCTTCAGCACGGATTGCCACCAAATTTTTGATAAAAAAATCTGAATGCGAATTCGATGCCTCGACGCGTACGCCGCCCTTACGGAAGATCTGCGCCGCGCTCTTGAACGCGCCCACGAGCCCGATCCCGGCGGCGATCGTCGGCGTCACGGCGACGGGCAACCCCCAGAGTTGCGGCGACTGGATCGGCGAGAACGGCCCGCCGGCGAAGTACTCGCCCGTGCTCGACTTCATCATCAGCGTCGACGCCCAATTGAGCGGGTTGAGCACGTAGCCGTCGGGCATGAGGAGCGAGTTTGCGTAGACGGCCATCGTCTGAGCGAGTAG